TCCAGTCCGTGCAGCGTCCCACACAGGTGCTAAATAGCGAAACTCAACCAGAATAATACCAATGAATTTTGAGGGTGTCATTAGGGAATAGCACCAAAGACCCTGTATAGACAAGGTATCAGTGGGTAAAGAATGCTTTCTTCTTTATTGTGATCTAGTCAAGCCAAACTGTGTACTCGGCGGTGACTCTTCCTTTGGATGGGTCAATGAAGTGAAGTCTTTGCGATGGAACTCCGATCGCACCGACAACCTCACGGGCGTATTCGTTGTGAGATTCTGGAGATCCTGAGATAAATACGCGACCCCCGTTAGACATGGTCAACGTCGTCGGGGTATGCCAGTGACCCATATATACATCTTTAAAGTCTTCAATGACTCCGGTCGCCCAGGCGTTTGCTTTTCGCATGATACTTCCGAATGACTTTGTCTCATCACCGTGAACAAGTAAGGCACGATATGCACCTATTTCAACGATTTGATACCAGTCTGGAGACATCTGCCAGGTCACGTTTTTGAGGTCTTTTGTTCGGTCTTTTGTGATCCTGTACGAGATCGCGTCGATGTTGTCATTGCCTGGAAGCTCACCCTTGCGCCCGAGGCGGCCGTGGTTGCCAAACTCGCAGACCACATTTACCTTGTCAAAGAACTCGGCAAACGTTCTAACCATCATTTCTTCGATCCCTACGGTCTCAAATAGTTGCTCAAATAGATGAGCTTCTACCTCCCAGGCCTGTCCAGGAAAGATCGTGATCCCTTCGACCATGTCTCCGCCAAACATGAGGGTACATTCACGAACGGGATGATGAGTACGCTGGAGTTCTGTTAGTTCCAGAACTTTCTTTGTAAACTGCTCCATACGCTCTTTGCATGTCTTAAGCCCGTATGTTACGGTCTTTTTGCCGTTCTGCCAGTCGGTTGCATGTACCAGCGCAACCTCTGGTTTGATCTTTCGCGTGTCTTTTTCCCGCTGTGTTTTCTCTACTTTTTTAGTAGATCCAGCAGCAAGTGCCGCGTCTCGAGCAGCTTCGTAGACAGCGTCGACGATGATCTCGCTGGCACGTTTTGCCTTATATTCAGCCTTCTGCGCACGCTTGAGCGCCGTTCTAAGTTCTGTAATTTCGTCTTCTTTACGGATATCGTCAGACAGGCTCATTTATGACCGTCAACAGTTCTCCGCGTCGAAAGCGGCTAATGACATTTACTGCCAGTTTTATCCCACGCTTCTCAAGAGCTTTTGAGATATTTGATGCTGGAATTGAATGATCATTCAACGCTTTTAGTAGATCTGCTGCGTCCGACTTTGACAAAGACTCAATGATCTCAGCAATTCGTGACCGCGAACCTGGCGTTGATTTTTCTTTCTTAATTTCGTCAAACAGTGACCCCATGCGTAATCCTTCCGCCGTAAGTAAATACCTGTAATGTAATTTATACCATATTCTGGTCTGTATTAAGTACATATTCAGGTATGGCTGTTAATTTTTTGATAAGGTGATCTTCCCCAATATGCAATATCTTGAGATAGTTCCACAGTTTCCGTACTTCCTTGGATATAATCTTGCGCATACTTCATTGAATAAAAGTGCAAATCTGCATCTCTCCCAACAAAAAGGCCAACGACAAATGATAGAAAGTTTTCTACAACGGTCCCTAAAGACGGCGCGTAAATAATGTCGGCGTGGGATCAAGCAAACGGACGATTAGGACCAGCTGCAAAATGGTATGCCGAGCACGGCTGGAAGATCATGCCCTGCTATGGGATCTCAAACGGACGCTGTACATGTGGCGGCACGCACGCTGAACCTAAAGATGTTGGCAAGCACCCGAGCATTCCCGAGTGGAACTCGCAGGCGACAAGCGAGGTTCACGAAGTTGAGAAGTGGTGGCCGGACGGAGGCGAAAATAACGTCAGCGTCTTCTGTCGCCCAAGTGGGTTCTTTGTAATCGACATCGACCCACGCTCTGGTGGACCTGATTCGTTTGAAAAGTTTGAGTCTTTAGTTGAAGGCGCGTTGCCGCCAACCGTTGAGGCGATCACCGGCGCATACACAATGAACGGCAAGGCGACGCGAGGACGTCACCTTTTCTATCGCTGTGACGAGTCTGAAAATCTTGTCGGCAACCTAAAGAAGTCTGGACTAAACGGAATTGACATCAAGCATAACGGATATGTATTGATTGCGCCGTCACGTCACTTCTCAGGTGTGTGCTACGAGTGGGTCAAGGGCAAGGCCCCGTGGGAGATTGAGATTGCACAGGCTCCTGAAGAGTTGCTTGTCACTCTGCGAAAGCGCAGCAAGAGTTCATCAACAGGCGTCGGCACAGGCGACTGGGGTTTCATGGACGACCTTGAGTGGGGCGGCCAGCGCGTTGACATTGAGCGTTTACTTCAAGAAGGAATTGACGAAGGATCGCGCGCGGTTGATATCTATGCGCTTACATGTGCACTTGCAAACAAGTTTCCAGTAAACACAGAAGCAGGTAAGCTCGCTGTTGAGACGATGATGATTCGTTTCAACGCTGAGAAAGTTCGTCCGCCTCTAGAACTTGAAGGTCAAGGCGGACTGATGATGCACGTCCGTCGTGCAATTCAATTTGTTCTTGATAATCCAAAGACAGAGCGTCTCTGGCCTGGTCTTCAAGAGTGGGCACAAAAGTCTCAAGACGAATCACGTTCAACATTTCCTAAGCCTGCAAATCTTCCTTCACAGAAGACATCGCAAAAACCGGCGCAGAACAGCATGAACACTGGAACGTCGAATCTTCCAGGGACAATCGGCGGTTCTGTTCTTTCGTCAGTCGAAGACGGTGACTCACTCGCTGATGCAAGTAAGTTATCAAATATAGACGTACCGAAAGACCCTGACGCACTTAGTGAAGAAGAAGGTGGAGAACCTGGTAAACGAACATTGACAGACGTAGGTAACGGACGTCGACTCATTGACTCGTTTGGTTCTGCAGTTCGATACACACCTGGTCTTGGCTGGTTCCACTGGGACGGTGGGTATTGGAAGCCAGACGTTGAAAGTCTTGAGATGCGCGAACTTTCTAAAAAGGTTGCGCCGATCGTTGCAAGTGAAGTTGTTCACTATCTTGATGATGCAGATAAGCAATCAGAAGTTATTAAGTGGGCTCAACAGGCAAAGTCAAACTCGCGTATCAATGGTTTGATTGAAAGCGCAACATCTGACCCACGTATCTTGATCGACGTTGAGTCGTGGGACAGCGATGAAACGTTGCTCGGTGTGTCAAACGGAGTTATTGATCTACGTACAGGAGAACTTCTTCGTGGTCGACCAGATCTATACATCACGCGACGCGCGCCTGTAGCATATAACCCAGGTATTCGCAACGTCCGTTGGGAACAGTTTATTGACTTTGCAACTGGCGGAGATAAAGAATTGCAAGAGTGGTTGCAGAAAGCTGCAGGCTACTCGCTGACTGGTTTGCGAACATATGACGTTATGTTCATGGTCTACGGTCCGCCGGGTTCGGGTAAGAACACAATGGTTGAAGCTTTGGTTAAGGCGATGGGTACATCACAATACGCATGGCCACTTGACTCAAGCATTCTCGCTCAGGGTGATGGACAAGCGCACGGTTCGGATCTGTATCACTGGGCTGAGTTGCGTGGACGTCGTATGGTGTGGGTTGACGAATTACCAGACGGCGAACGAGTAAAAGAAAACTCGATCAAGAAACTTACAGGTTCATCTGAAATCTCAGCGCGTTCACCTGGTGAAAAACCGTTTACGTTCCAGTCTCGCGCAAAGTTGTGGGTAACTACAAACCACAGACCGATCATCACTGATGACGCGATGTGGCGACGTATTCGACCAATTCCACTTGGAAACGTTCCAGAAAATCCAGATCCAGACTTGAAGCACTACATCTTTGATCCCGAAGGTGCTTTGCCGGCAGTTCTTGCATGGGCAGTTGAAGGTGCAATCAAGTTACTTGGATCAAGCGCACGCGATGCACTTGGCTGGTGCAAGGCTGTTAGCGAGTCGGCAGAGATGTATCGCAAGAACGAAGATCGCATTGGCTTCTTCTTAACAGAAGAAACAAAAGAATCTGAGAATACCGCAACGCCGGTCAAGTCACTATATGCTGTTTATCGTGCGTGGAGCGAAGAACGTGGTGAACGTGCGATGACACAGATCGCGTTTCAGCGTAAACTTTCCGATCGTGGACTGCAGATTGATGGACACGGATCACGCGCACAGATACTCGGTCGACAACTACTGCCACGCGCAGTGTCTACGGGCGAGGTTGACTGGGGAACAGTTCAGAGGTTTGCACGATGAAAACTCCAAAGAAACATAGAACGTTTATCATCTACGCCAAAGAGACAGGCGAAGAGATCTGCAAACTTCAACTCACACATGATGAGCATAAAGAACTATCTGCGCTTGCAAAAGCACAGGGCACAACCGTATCTGATCTACTACTAAACGTCATAAAAGATGAGATTGAAAAATGACAGATCCAGTCTTTAAAGATCTAGCAACACATAAGCACTACGCACTGGTTGTAACAGACGGTGAGGTGGGCGGAATTGAGCAGATCCATGTCGACGCCGCCGATGCTCTTGAGATCTGGGATCTAAACCCGATCGTTGTACCTATTCCAGACGATATGAAAGGAAAGGTTATCGGCGGTTGGTACTACCGAAACGGTACATTTGTACCTGCTTCTGAGCGGTAACATTGTACGATTATTAGATCTGGCGCCTTGGGAGAGAGGTTGCCATTACGACTGGGTCAGGGTTGAGGATCTTCCTCCCCTGACTTAGTCTGTCTTTCGCCCTTGTCAACATACTGCTTGATTGTCGTCGGATACCAGCGTTTCTCAAACGGAGTCTTGATGCCTTCAGCATTGAACTTATTGGCGATCTTTGCGTATGACATTCCGAGGGTGCGAAGCTCGATGATCTTTGAGTACAGCTCGTCTGTGATCATACGCTTGGGGCCAAGATCTACTCCCCACTTAAGTCCCTTTTCTCGGCGATCCTTATGAACGTCTTTCTGACGCTCAGCAATGATTGAACGTTCCATCTCCGCAAGTGCCGACATGATTGTGACGACAAATCTTCCCTGGTAGGTCGAGGTGTCAAGGTTGAGGTCAAGCATGACGATACGCCAGTCATTCTTGTTGGCGCGATCTACAATGCTGAGGAAGTCTTGGGTAGATCTTGCTAGCCGGTCGATGCGAGTAACAAACAACGCTGTCGCCTCTCCTTTATCAAGACGGTCAAGCGCCTCGCGAAGTACGGGTCGACCTTTGATCGACTTGCCTGATCTGCCTTCTTCCTTGAGCAGTTCCACCTTTGTAAATCCAGCAGAGTTTGCCGCACGCTTGAGATCTCGTTCTTGCGCGCCTAACGACATGCCGTCGGTCGCCTGCATCTGCGTCGAAACACGCGTATAGAGCAGAGCGATGTTTTTCTTCTTTGTGGCCATAGAAACCCTTATCTCGTAACGGTTTGGTGAGGTTAATGTACAAGTCAGATCGTATATCTTTAAAGTTAAGTTTATACGCTTTTGGCCCTTATTTTGTAAGGGCTAGATACTGCTGAGACTAGGTCAGCCCGTTACCGTAAATGATCCACTTAGTTGATGTAACCTTCGTTGCTGTTGCCACACCGTACCGCGCAAGTGTCCGCGTTCCAGTGGATCCTGTCGCTGCAAGCTGCAAAGTGTCTGTTGTAATCGCGATTGAGATGCTCGTTGCTGCGCCTAAGTCATTGAATATGACAAACGTAGTCCCAATCTCATAGGCAACCGCAGTGTTGGCAGGGATAGTAAAAATAGCCGATGTTGGCGTTCCAGTGACGTAAATGCTTTTTCCAGCGTCTGACGCAGCAAACGTATAGGTAAATGTCCCAGAAGCTACTCGTGCGTTTTGAGGCGTACCAAGGTAACCAACCACTGACGCGGACGTTGTCACTGTTCCAGATGTCGTGCCTGACGGAGCTACTGGCGTCGCCATTGGGCCTGTTGCCCCTTGTGCGCCCTGTGGTCCTTGAAGATTTGAGACAACTACCTCTGTTAGACTTGTCAACGACTCGACAGTTGTACTTGCGGTGTTGACATATACAATACTAGTATCAGCCATATGTAACCTCCGAAACTACAGTAAGCGTGCCTTTAAGAAGCCTGGTGACCACTCCGCCAGATGACTCAAGTTCAA